CAGAGACACGAGAAACCCCTGTTATTGCTAATACAGGAGATTATTACATGAGTGTAGCACGATTTCAATTAGATACATATAATCTACCTGTAATAGTAGGAGAGCCTGATTTAACACAAACAGAAACTTTTGACCCTGATAAAACAATTTATAAAGTAGCTTATGAATTTACAAATAACGCAATAACATCTGTATTCAGCACTCCATTTTTTGCACCTACAGACAGATTAGACTCTCGTTCAGGTTATGCACAAAGTTACGGCCTTTATTCAGCATTAGCAAAACCAGCTAATAATGATACTAAAATTAATTTAGCAATAGGTGTTCCAACTGATAAGGCAGTAGATGTATGGAGTGGGTATGCTCCATATGCTGTTCGTTCTTCATTTTATACAGGAAATAGTGATGAAACAGAAATAGGAAAAACTGTAGGAATATCAGAATCAGGACTTTATATAGTATCAGGAGGAAGATATGGGACTTATTTATGGAATACACAAACACAAGCAGTAACAAAATATAGTTCATTAAACTCATCAACTCAAAAACTTCAAACAGCAGGAATTTCAGGAGATGGAAATATTATTTTTATAGGAAGAATAGATTTAGGACAATTTCAAGTTTTTACTAATACAAATGGAGTTATAAGTGAATTAACAGGCCTTATAACTCCAACAGGATATACACCAAGTATATTTGGTGATAATGGACTAGGATTAAGTATGATGGGATTTAAAAGTTCAACAGACGGCTCTGTAGTAGCTGTGTCAGACCCTTATGCTAATGGAACAAATGGGGCAATTTTTGTTTTTAAAAGAGTAGGAACAACAGCAGTATATAATCAAGTTTTTTCAGCAATTGGTTCAGCAGGGCAATATTTAGGGTGGAGTTATGATTTAAGTTCTGATGGCATAAATTTAATTGTAGGAGCTCCATATTCAGGGCTTCCTTTTACTGGTAATGGTGCTGGAGAAGTTAAATTTTATAGTGATGGTGTTAGTGCTTGGTATACACGCAGTTCTTTTCCATATCCAGCTACTTCTAGTAAGAATTTTGGGTTTTCAGTAAGTTTAAGCAGAGATGGACTATACGCTCATGCTTCATCAGCTAGAGGAACAGGAGTTTTTAGATTTATAAAAACAAGCGTAAGTGCATACACAGCAACAGTTCCTACTATAGATGATACTATTCATGACATCGCTTCAGCAGATTATACTGCACAATTTGTTCTAACAGCAAACACAGGAAATTCAATTATAGTAGGAAAATATAGTGATTTTAATACACTTTCAAAATTAGTATACCAAACTATTACAACACGAACTGGTAGTGTTCCTTTTAGTGTTCCTGTTTTATCCCCTACAATTGAAAGTGTAAAATGGATTAAAGAAACAGAAGACATAATAGCACCAAGTAAAAATTCATTAACAGGAAAAAATACAGCATTATACCCCTATTATTATTGTTACAGTTATAACAATTTTATAACTATGGTTAATAAAGCTATGAGATTAGCATATGTCAACTTTATAGAAAAAATATATTTGAACTGGATTTATCCACTACGAACATTAAATAGTTTTTTAATAAATCAATTTTTAGATATTGTAGCAAGACAATACCCAAATCCTCCATTTATTGAATGGAATGAAACCAATTTAACTGCTGATGTATATGTAACTATGTTATTTGAAACATATCAAAAGTCAGCTAATGCTGTAATTGCTAATATAAATTATGCTATGCCTAAAACTACATGGGCAGTTGTATCAACTAATAATGTAGGTACTCCATTATCACCTACACCATTTAAATTTACATTATCATTTAATGCTCCATTATATAGTTTATTTAGTAGTCTTCCAGCAACAAGAAAGATTTTAACAGATGACTTCGGAAAGAGAGAAATATATTATACATTAAATTTTTATAGTTCAGGTTTAGGATTAGTCAGCCCAAGTCCAGCTCTCAATCAAATTTATCCTTATTCATTTTTATCAACATATACAAATTCAAGCACAGGAGTTGTAACACTACCAACAGCAGAGACAAAAGATTACAGCCAGTCCGGACTATTAATAAAGCAAATTCAAGAAATAAGCACTATTGATACATGGACACCTATAAATGCTATAGTATTTACTACTACTTCAATTCCTATTGTAGTCAATCAGTTTACAGCATCGTCTTCAATCGGCTCTAATCCACCAACTTCAAGTTTAGATAATGCTTTTGCTTTTATTATTACAGATTTGCAGAGTAATCAACAAGGATATAGGCCAAATGTTTTACTTACACCCAAAATTTTACGCATGATAGATTTAACAGGTAATCAACCTCTTAAAAATATTGATATAAATGTTTTTTGGAGAACTAAGACAGGCAATTTAGTCCCTATTACTTTAGCAAGTGGAGCTATGAGTTCTATTAAATTATTATTTCAAAAGAAAGTATTAGGAGAAAATCAGCAAATAAATATGGCTTCTATGAATATGAGAAATTTACAATAACTAATATAATCTCTCAATTTTAATATTAAAACTTATAATTAAATTTTATAATAAATAAAAATATATTTATATATTATAAAATGGCTATTAACACTTTTGATAGAACGAGTTTAGAGGAAGCTCAAGCTTTAGGTAGTTATTACGGAATTGAAGGCTATGAGACTATGTCTCATGAAGATTTATTAAATGCTATTGATGCAACTTCGGCAATTAATAAAATATTTGATGCTAGTGGTAATGATATAAGTGGTAATTATAAAGTGGCTAAATTAAAGGTTACTAAAGATTTAAGTGGAAATTATATTCTTACATTTTCTTAATTAATCTCTCATATTCCCTTTTTAAAATTATATAATTAATTATTTTGTTTAGAAATTACTAATTAAAATAATTATATAACTAATATATATAAAAATGTCCTCTGACTTCTCCACAGTTTTAATTCGTGATTCGGTTCTTGGCGGAATTACAGATAAACTAACTTATGCTGTTCGTTCAGGTGCAGCCTCCAAAACATACCAGCCTTTCCAATCTATTTCGTCATCGTCTTCGTCCTTAACTTTTAATGTAACAGTTCCCTCTGAAAATGTTGTTGTAGACCGTGAGGTATTTATTAGATCTACAATCCGCTTTACAGTAACAGAAACTGGTGTTGCATCAGGCTCTTTTGCTGGTGGCTACGGCACTCAATATGCTCTTCAGGCCTTTCCATTAAATCATTTATTTACTACTGCTTCTGCAACTATTAACAATTCTAATGTGTCTTCAAATATTCAGGATATTCTTCCCCAATTACTTCAAATGATTTCTCAAGAAGAACTTTCAAGATACGAAGGAATGTGTCCCCATTTAGTAGATTTTAATACTGCTCTTTATACTACAAATATTGCCTCCTCAAATGCTAATAATATTATTGCTACTGCTAATCAGACTGGATACAATAAATATTATCAACCACGAGGTGCCTATCCAATTAAACTTGTTGATTTTAGCAGAAAAGTAACAGCAGGAACAGTAAGCAAAACTTTAACTTCTCAAGACTCTTCTGATATTTTCAAATTAGCGTATGAAGTTGAAGTATTTGAACCCATTATCGGTTTATCGCCTTTTATTTACGGACAACCTGCTTACAATAATCAGGGTTTAGTAGGTATTAACGCTATGAATTTCGTATTTAATATTGATAGCTCTGCTAAACGCTTTTTATGTGTAGGCGTTGCTAATACTGTTGTAACTAAAGTTGAATTAGGTATTAATGTTGATAGTGGAACATCAAATAGCACAAGCCCATTTGCTAATACAGAACTTGTTGTTTGCTTTAACTCGTCGCAGTCTACTGATTTAATTACTGCTAAAAATGTAGTTCCATATACTGATATTCCACGCTTTATTACTGTTACTAATACTGCTATCGCAGGTCAAGGAACAGAAAAATCGTTATCAAGCAACAATATTCAGTTAAATCAGCTTCCAGATTTATTTATTATTTGTGTTCGTAAATCTCTTGCGGATATGACAAATCAAGATGCCGAATACAATTGCGTAATTAATAATGTGTCTATTAATCTAAACAATAGTTCAGGTCTTTTGTCGTCTGCAAATCAATTCAGCCTTTGGCAATTATCGGTAAAAAATGGTTCTAAACAAACTTGGGCTCAATTCAGCGGACGAGTAAATCAGTTTACTACAAAAACTGGTGGTGATACAGGAAATGGTGGTTTAGGCTATCAAGCAACAACCGGCTCAATCTTTGTTGTGTCGCCAACTGATTTATCGCTTCCATCGTATTTGGCTCCGGGTTGCATCGGCTCATTTAACTTCCAAATTAAATTAGGTGTTACACAATATGTAACTGCTTCTAATGTAAATATTACTCCTG